TGCATCAATACCTTCGTCTGTAAGCTCCATGTCTACCATTTCGCCTTTATTCAGAGCCGCCAACTCAGCCGCGCTTTTTGGATGTCCCAATGGAACAGCGACGACGCCATATTTTCCGCTATCGAAATTTTCTTTAAGACGTTTACCGAAAATCTTGTCTAAAATCATCTTTCGCGATGAGTTGTTAGGATCGACATATTCGCCAAATCGACAAATCTGCTTTTTGAACCTCTTAAAATTACTGCTAGTGTTATCTGCTAGCTCGACGTTCACATCTCGATTGATAAATACATACATACTTTTTCTCCTGTCTGAACCGCGATCGTATGTAAGAAAAGTGTGAGTTCTACAAATATCAACCTGTAACAGTGTCAAAAATGTTTGTGTTGCAAAAGTCTAGTGGTTACTTTGGCGGGTGAAGCCCTGATCTTCAAAAGAAAATTGCGATCACATACGATCGCAATTCATTACCGACATTATAGCACAAAAACGATATTAGCAACAACTATTTATTGACTTTTTATAGTGGTCGTGGTAATATTCATATAGAAGTAGGTAGCGCCACCCGTATTGGATGGGAAAGCGGACCTACTTCTTTTTTATGATGACAAACTTCTTCCCCTTAAAAACAACCAGATTATCGATGACGGCATTATTTTTAGGTATCGAAATATGACGCTTTGCGCTAGCCGCAGCCTCCTCGAGAGATATATTTTTAGATGTAATATCTATGAATATGTTGCGCTTCGCCTTGTCTGTAGCCTTAAATATCGCATTTGGTATTGTCATAGGTCTTAAACTATCAACAATAATACTTTTCAATTCGTATTGAGTGTCGTTAGATATAAAATCGTTCGACGGCTTGTCTTTTAGGTTCGGCAAGCGCTTTAATTTTAGTTGATCTTTCCATCTATTATAAAATTCTATTTCGGCAGGCGTCATATATTCTGCGCTTCGTGGATCTAGTCGAGCCGCCTCAATTGCTGCCTTCTTACTAACGCCATCAGGCAAACCGATAACCGCTTTACTCTGGAATTGAGCAGTCTCTATGCGTTTCATTGTTTTTTCATCAATCCCAGTTATTTTTGGCAACTTATATTCCTTATTTAACGCCGATATTCTCGTCCAGATACACCTACAGTTGATATGCTTTGGCGGTCGCTGAAACATCGTTTTACGCTCATTAGCAGATATTACTTTGCCGTCTAACTCTGCGCAAATTGGACAAGTGTTTTTTTCCATCAGTGCCGACCACTGATAAACCGCGGTGTCGTCATCTTCGTCAAATGAAGCGAAACTGTCATCGCGTCCGTCGTTCATACCTTGAGAAATGATAGTGCCTTTCGTTCCAAGCACAGCCTGCGCTACCCACGCGCCAGCCGATATTTTAATAGCTTCTAGTACGGCGCTTTTTTGAGCCGCACTTTGATAAGCAGGTGTTGTCGGTTCGATTTCTTCTGTATCTTCATCAGATTCATCCGCAAGATTAATTGGTTGCTTCAATAATTCTCCAGTAATAATGTTATTCACATCTTCATTCTGCATATCGACGATGAAGTCTACGTACTGTCTTTCGTGGAGTTTGCGTTCTTCTTTTAGGGCTGGCGCTGGCAATTTTTGCTCATCCGCCGCAGACAATTTTCCGTAATTGTAAGCTGTGCGATAATATTTTGCGATTAATGCTGTGTAACTGGCTGGTAGCGAGAACGCTTCGTCAAGTGAAATGTTATCAATCGCTTTATTCAACTCTTCAGTGGCTGCTGCGGCGAAACTATCCTCCTGCGCCTTCATCCAATCCTGAATAGCGTCGAACTTGACTCGTTTTTCGGCGTCTGTTAAATCTCGATTGATTGTAACGTGTTCGTGAGGTTCAGGAGGAGCGACTTCGCTAATCTTGTCATTTTCGTCTAGAAATTTGTCGGCGTTGCCGCCATTGCCTCCGTCTTTGTCATTGTCGCTGTCATCATCGTCTACTTTTTCGTCTTTCGGTTCTTCTTGACGACGTTTTTTAATCGCGTCTAGGTCAATTCCTAAACGAGTCGCTGTCGATTCCTCGATTCCAGTAGCGATGTCATCTGATATTCTGTCTTTTTGAACGAGTAATTTGAATGCCTCAAACACTGCCGAAATAATAGATTCGTCAGGTGTATCAAAGTGGAATTCTGGATAGTGTCGCTCCGCAAAGTTCAAGTCGATAAGATCAGCGATGAGATATTGATTAATATGAGATTCAAGCAGTCGCATAACACCAGTAATTGCGGTCTGTAGCAAGTCTTTCTGATTAGTACTTAGGCTATATGAGCCTACGTTGCTTGCGGAACCTTGAGTCGCCGTTAGAATAACGCTAGCGTGGAATGCTCGCGCCATTTCTGAGTTCTGTCGCTCGATTGATTGATGTGGATCGCGCCCTTCTGTGTTAAGCACGTCCAATTCGTAGCCGTACGGGATAGACGCTACAGAGTTGTGCTTGCCTAAACGACCAAGCACCTCCAGTGCTTTATTTCGCGCTTTCTTCAATTGTTCAGACACCACGCCGTCAACTGTTCGTTTCAGAACTTTCGGCTTTATAGCATCAGCCTGCAAAGCCACGCTGTCCAAATATTCGAGACGACGCTTCTTGTCATATCGAGGATATAGCGACTTAAACGCGCTACGACCGTAAAGATAATTTCGGCTTTTTCCGTAAGTAAACAAAAAGCATTTATAAGCTGGAATTGTCACTTCTTGAGCAGCTCCGTCGATATCTGTTGTTCGTTGCTTAGCTCCGCCAAATCCACCAACTTCATCTCTGATTAACGTTAGTGTAGTACTGTCGCGGTGAGCAAGTCTCTTCAGCACAAGCTTGCCATCTCTTAATTCATAGACTTTTTCGAATAAAGCAAATCCTTCATAAATTGCGATGAGCGATTGGTCGATGAACAGATTCATCGGCGTCTGAATACCTCCTTTGTGAGGCGGCTCTAGGAGATTTCGGCGGACAAACTCAGCTTGTGCTTCGTTCACGTCTTCGCTATCAGCGTCAATATGATATGTCGCTGCTAAAATGCTCATAGTAAAGATGTTGTACAACGCTTCAACTGTTGTGTCGCTATCGAGCATCCTTCGATAATCTTTAATACTGATTTCATCAGTACGAGATTCTTCTCTGTCAAAGCTCTCAAAAACAATATCTCCAGCAAATCCAATTTCGCTAGTCAGGTTTTTTGGTGTTTCGTCTTTCTTGAATAGTGCCACTCTTTCGCTCCTCGAAATAAAGCAGTTACTTTCGCCAAAAGAAAAAATGCGGCTAAGTAACCGCAATTTATAACTTAGATTATATCACGAAATCCGATTCTGACCAATCATCATCTTTTGATGCATACGAACCACTTTCGTCAAACCCTTCTTCACCTTGATTTAATCCGTCGACAAGCAGCATTCTAATCGCGTATACAATCGCGTCAACCATGTCGTCGTGTGTACCTTTTGGAAATTCTATTAGCTGTTCTCTTAGTGCTTGTCCGTTTTGAATATCCCTGACTAGGAACACCTTTCCAGCCTCGAAAAATCTACTGACAGCTAATAATCGTCGCACCTTGTCCTTATCTGGTTTTAATCCAATGACTGGCAATCCTGCTAATAAGTCGCGGAATACTAATCCTAACGCACCTTGCTCGATTCCGACAACTTGAGGTTGATACGTTTCGTAAAGATTTTGAATAGTTTCGGCTGTTATGCTTGGTGATGTTCGCTGATTTCGAATTGCTCTTACATAAACATTGCCGTCAGCTCCTAAGTCAGCAACAATCATAGCTGTCGGGTCGGCAGTCTGCCTTTCGCTTGCGGCTGGGTCAACTGTCAACACTCTCGCCTGACGAGAATACTCGTCTGGCGCTTGGCTTGGCTCACATTCTTTAATCCAATCAGGCTTGATGATAGCGTCCTCTTCACTGAATGGCTTGTGCTGATATTCCTGTGCAAAAGCAATGCTTCCGACAAACTCTTGATCGTTTGGATTGTCGCGCATAGATTTTAGCTTTTCGAGGCTGCGGTGCTCTGGCCACAAGGCGTGCTCAGTGCCGTCCTCTTCCGTGGTAATTGCGTAAAATACTCGTGTCTGCCAGCTCTTAAAAATGTCTTGCTGTTTCATCACCTTATTTACGAGGCTGTCAAAGTGAAGAATCGTGCCGATGACAACAGCACGTCCGCCTCTAGCCAATGCTGGTATAGCTGCTTTAGTGAACCAGTGATAGAGTTTCTGACGTTGCTCAGCGCTCTTGATGTTCTCGTCGTTCTCGATGTCGTCGAATATCATCAGCGTCGGACGGGTGT